CCCTCACGGGCTCCGCTGTATTGCCAAAGCTAGGTTTGACAGGACAGAAACAACTTAAATGTTGGATGCGTGGCCCTAAGCGCCTTTTCTCAAGACCAATCATTAATGCTATGATCCTGTGAAGGAAAGCAGTTAAATCATGAATCTTAAGTGAGTCATGGTGTTAATTTGAGGTTAAGAGTTTTGGTGCGAAGTCCCATAAGTCCTTCAGGAGAGTTAAGAAGTCTTGTCAGATCCCACCCCTGCAGTACACTTATTTATCCTTGACAGCGAAGTTGAACTCCGCGTAAGCAAAGATGTAAGGGAAGCGTAGATGAGGGTGAGCCTGTGTGACCAACCTGTGAAAGAAGACTTTAGGGACTCCCCCTACTGAAACTCATTACAGTGATACTAAACATAGGCTCTGAGCCTAGGTCGAAAGATCTAGAGGATGTCAGTAGTGACGAGCTGCTGGCTAGCTGAGCCCCACATCGAGGTGAAACCCATCGGTAGCAGAAGAGTGAGATCCCCAGGGGAGATCGTAGCGCTCTTTAGCAGTAACGAGGGAGCCTGAAGTGAAAGTGACTCCGGAGCCAGTCAGTAGCTACTCATCTTAAAATGAGAACAGCGAAATCTCGCTTCGGACGATTGGAAACTTAGGGCTTCCTTGAAGCCGCGATGGAGAATCTCTCTATGGCATCGGCCACAACGTAGCTGGGTAAGTGTGTCGTCGTTTCAGAGCGATAGCGCCAACGTGCAGTGGAGAGCCCAGCGATGGGCAGGAATCCTTTTAAGGGGATTCTCTCCAATTCCGAGGGCAGTACTCTGAGAGCAAAGGCTGTTATCTAACGATAAGCAGATCCCTGGTGCTCAGCAAGCGAAAGCGGAAAATTCTCATAGTGATATGAGGGGTCTAGCACGAACGTGACGTTGCTGGAACTAACGATAATCGGGCCTCCCGCCCGAGAGCGTACTAACGCGACCTTCTGCCTACTTCTCCCAGGAGATACTAGGGAACAGAAGACTTAAGGGTAATAATAATAAAATATTAAAACTATGCAAAACATCAGACACCTTTACGGGCGCCTGGTGCCGCAAAACTTAAGTTGGTCCTTCTGTGTAAAAGCAGAAGCAAAATTGGCGGGACTTCTCTTACGAGTCGTTCCGCTAATCTTTGGGCAATTATCCGCTTCGTTAGTGAAGGTTGTGTGGGGCTACGCAAAGAACGTAAGACGAATCTACAAGTCCTCGGGGCCAAAAGGTCTATCTATTTATCTTAAAACCTGTTCCGTTCTGTTACAACAGACGGCGGGAGGGATGAAGTCGAAAAGCCCAATGGCCCTGGGGTGCAATGTAGCTCGAACCCGTCGAGGGATTCCTACGATCATAAATCCCTGGCATCGTCGACTGATTGTATCGGGCGATGTCGGCGTCATTAGACTTTGGCTGTCTCTTTTTGGGCTCTATAGAGTTATAGAGTTTAAGGGAGCGCTAAAGTTGAAAACGATAACCGAACCTGGGAAAGATATTTCTCAGTTCCGAACGGACGAGTGGTCCACGTGGGTACCTCTCTTCTATGAGAAGATCCGGAATCACACTGGATCGGACTGGAAGATGGACCCTTCGAGCGACCTAACTCCCTGGTCTATTCCGTTCATCACGAAGTCTGCTCCTAACACGAGTGGATTAGCATCGGTGGTGGGGCTTCCGCTGGATATTCTGGCGTTTGCCTCGGATCCGATGATGCTAGCTACTCTGAAAAAGTGGCTTGCTATGGTGGACGGTCTCGACTTAACCTGGGCTTTTAAACCTTTTCTGATCTGGCTTGAGAAAGCCGGAGAGGATTACTATAAAAGCCTAGACTTGGAGCCTCAGGGTGACCTCGGGCGAACTCCACTCGGGGAGAGAATGAGAGAGTATCATCTCGGGATTTTATCCGGAGAGAAGACTTTCTCAGGCTTCCTCGCAGAGTTCAAATGGGGAAAACCTCTGAGCTTTGGGAAATTAGGTTTCAAGAAGGAGCCTGGTAAAATTCGAGTGTTTGCTATGGTGAACATCATCACTCAGACGGTTATGAAACCTCTTCATGACTGGATATTCAAAGGGTTGAGAGGCATCTCGACTGATGGAACTTTTGATCAGACTGCTCCGGTGGAGCGGTTGATTGCGAGGTTTCGTGCTCCGCGACAGTTTGTCGCGAGTTACGATTTATCGGCGGCTACGGATAGAC